GAAGGAAGTTTTAGCTAAATATGAACAATTAGGTCGGAAGGAAGGGAAGGAAGTATGTAATACTTCCCTTACTTCCTACTAAATCATCAGGAAGGATATGAAAACATACTTAAATGAATCTTTAAAAGATAAATTAAAAGAATTAAGACTTTATGAAGTTGATACTCGTATTAAGTGGGGTAATCGTAAACGTATCTTTAAAATGGTTGGTGTTCAGTTTGAGATTAAGTTTTGTAGAGCAGAACAGATGTTAAAAGATTCTTTACATTCAGATGCACCAAGAAAACAACTACAAATGATTGAAATGATGTTAAGAGCTTATGAGCAATTAAATATTAAATGTGAGGAAAGTGGTTATATACAAATACAACCTAATGCTAAATGTTTTAATTTTGATAATAAAACAGCATTGGTTTGTGATACTGATTCTGAAAAACCTGTATTGGAGAAAATACATAAAGATGAAAAGGACATAATGATATTTAGTATTGAGGAATTATTTAGATGTTTACCTAAAGATTTTATAAGAGCAAAAGAATTATTATCTAAATTAGATAAGTCAGTTAATTTTAAAAGAGTTGATTATGTCTAATCTACCAAAGAAAAAATATAACACCATAGTTCTTGACCCACCTTGGAATATAAGTATGTCTGGTAAAAATATCAGAAGAAAAAAACAAGCAAACAAATTAGATTATCCAACAATGACTATGGATGAAATAAAGTCATTACCAATAGGAGATGTTGCTAATTTAGGATGTCATGTATATACATGGACTACTAACAAAATGCTTCCATATACTTTTGATGTTCTCAAAGCATGGGATGTTAATTATCACTTAACTTTAGTTTGGAACAAACATAATGGCATGACTCCAAACTTTGCTTACAAGTTTGCTACTGAATTTTGTTTGCTGGGATTCTATAAAAAACCAATGCAAAAATTTAAAAGATGCGGAAAGTTAAATTGGATAAACACTAACGCACCTAGAAAGCACTCTACAAAACCTAAAGAATTTTATGATTTGGTGGAAGAAATGTCTCCTGATAATTATTTAGAAATGTTTGCTAGAGATAAAAGAAATGGTTGGGATGTATGGGGTAATGAAGTATGAGTAGATGGCATGGTGGTAAAGGGTCAAAAAGACGCAAAGAAGATAAGAAAAAAATAGATGATAATTGGGATAAGATATTTAAGAAGAAGAAGGATAAGAAAAAGAAATGAGTAAGTATGTAGATAATTTTGATGGTGATTTATTTTTTGGACACATTGGTGAACAAATAATTGCAAACAGAATAAAAAACACATATCCACACACATATGTTGTAGAGGGTAATGTAAAAACGCATGATTTATGTGTTGAGACACATTATGGTGTTGTAACTATAGAAGTTAAAAATGATAGAACTAAACATAAAAACATCTTCATTGAAACATACAATACAAATAATGGTTTTAAAAAACCATCAGGAATAAATGCAACTAAATCAGATTGGTGGGCATATATAATTAATAATGAAATTAATTGGTTTCAAACGCATAAAATTAAAGAATGTATAAAGAATGAAAAAGAAAATATAAGACACATAGAAGGCATGCCAAAAGAAACAGGTCTTGTAGATGCTTGTGTTATTAGTCCTGAGATTTTTATAAAATACATTGCTAAGAGAGTTAGCTTAAATGAAATAGAAATTAAATTATTAGAACAGGAGAAAAATAAATGCCAATAAAACTAAAACCAAGTGCAAAGATTAGAGATAGAGCTACAGGTAAGACAACTACCGAGCATTACTATCTAAAGTGTATGACACTTCAAGAGCTTAATGATTACATTGAATCATCTAGTGCAAAGAAAAAGGTCATACGAAAATGTAAGAATGAAATAATAAGGAGAGAGAAATGAATGACCCAGTAAACCATCCACCACATTACAACAATGGTGGCATAGAATGTATTGACTACATCAAACAACAATTAGGCAAAGAGTTCCCTGCATATCTTGAGGGTAATGCAATTAAATACTTGCATCGCCACAAATACAAAGATGCCAATATACAAGACTTAAAGAAGTCTGTTTGGTATATTAATAAGTTAATAGAACATTACGAGAACTTATGAAGATAGATAAACAAAAATTAGAACAGAAGATTAAGGAAGGCAAATCATCTCATGATATTGCTATGACTTATGATGTGCATCCATCTACTATCAGAAGGAAAGCTAAAGCATTAGGTCTAAAGTTCCAAACACAATCACATTGGAGAAAGGGATGACTGTAAGTATTAAGATTGAATCTAATGTTAAAGAGCTTAACAAGAAACTCGGATTATTTCAGAAGAAGCATATGCCACAAATAGTATCTGATTCTATTAATGAGGTAGGCGTTAAGAGTGTTAATGCTATGAGAGCACAACTGCTCAAGAAGTTAGATAAACCAACTAAGTTTACATATACAGGTGTTAAACTCTTTAAAGCTAAAGCAAGAGACTTATCTGCTTTAGTATTTATACCTGACATACAAGCCAAGTATTTGAAAAGACAGTTTGAGGGTGGAATAAGAACTCCTGAAAGAAACAAGATACCAGTACCTGTAGACAAAGCAAAGATAAATGCTTTTGGTAATATTAAAGGTAAAAGAACTGGATTAATCAAACGAAGCACTGAGTTCATTGGTAATGTTAAAGGTGTTGATGGTGTATGGAGAAGAACTGGTGGCAAGCGTAATCCTAAATTAAAATTAATCGTAGCTCTTGAGAGTTCTGTATTCTACAGAAAAAGAATTGAGTTTTATAAAACAGTTACAGGTGTTGTACAGAAGAATATGGATAAGATATTAAATAAGAATCTTAGAAGGATAGTTAGCAAATGATAGGTTCTTCTAGGACATTCATCGTGGGTTATTCGCGACCACACTTTTTTTGTAGCGACAGTCCAAATCTAATAGGGTAATAAACGCACTGTATGGCTACACAAAGAGAAGTTGCAGACCATTTGGATTTATCAGTCAAAAGAATCTCAGAATTGATTAGAGATGGTGTACTGCCCTCAAAACAAGGCAGGAGTCCTTTAAACATAGATGTTTGCAGAGTTGCATACATTTCGTATCTTAGAAAGCTAGGTGGTTACCACAAAAGAAGTGGTAGCGGTGATATTGCAGAAGAAAAGACTAAACTAACCGCAGCTCAAGCTAGAAAAGCAGAACTAGAAGTAGAAGAACTAGAAGGCAACCTAATACCAGCACAATTAGTTGAAGATACTTGGGTTGACTATGTAGCTAATGCAAGAGCAAAGCTATTAGGACTACCTTCAAGAATCGCACATCAGGTCATTACAGTAGATAAGTATGCTGAAGCAGAATTAATAATAAAAGAACAAGTGCATGAAGCACTAAACGAGTTAGCTCAAGATGGAATACCTCAAAAATATAGAAAAGGTGATACAGGAGACCAATCAGGTTTGGACTCCACCACCCAATCTGAAGATTAGTAACTGGTCAGATAACTACAGGAGATTATCTCCTGAATCTTCAGCAGAAGCTGGAGCATGGAGAACTGATAGAGCACCATATCAAAGAGAGATAATGGATTCATTCAACGACCCTGATATTCAAAGAATAGTATTTATGAAATCTGCTCAAGTTGGTGCTACTGAGATTCTACTAAATGTTATTGGTTACTACATAGACCAAGACCCAGCTCCAATGTTAATCATGCAACCTACTCTACAAATGGCTCAAGCATTTAGTAAAGATAGACTTGCTACTATGATTAGAGATTCAGAGAAGATAAGAGATTGTGTAAAAGACCCAAGAAGCAGAGATAGTGGTAATACAGTTTTATCTAAGAAGTTTGCAGGTGGTAATCTAAACATCGTTGGTTCTAATTCTGCATCAGGACTAGCATCAAGACCGATTAGAATTGTATTAGCTGATGAGGTTGATAGATATGAACAATCAGCAGGAGCAGAAGGTGACCCAATATCTCTTGCAACTAAAAGAACAACTACCTTTTGGAATAAAAAGATATATATGTGTTCTACTCCTACAATCAAAGGACTGTCAAGAATAGAAACTGCTTTTGAAGAATCAGATAAACGCTACTACCATGTTCCTTGTCCTGAATGTGAAGAGAAGCAAGTTTTAAAATGGAAGAATGTAGTTTGGGATGAAGACAAACCTGAGACAGCTTCTTATGCTTGCGAACATTGTGGTTCAGTTATAGATGAGTCTAAAAAACAATGGATGTTAAAACATGGTGAGTGGATAGCATCAGAATCTAAATCAGATACAGCAGGATTTCATATATCAGAACTATATTCAGTTTGGTCTACTTGGGCTGATATGGCTAAATCATTTCTTGAAGCTAAAAAGAATCCTGAGATGTTAAAGACTTGGATTAATACTGCTCTTGGTGAATCTTGGGAAGAACAAGGCGAAGCGGTTGAATATGAAACATTACTAGAACGCAGATTGAATTATGATTACACAACGATACCTGAAGATGTTTTAGTTTTAACTGCTGGTGTTGATACACAAAAAGATAGATTGGAATTACAGTTAGTGGGTTGGGGTAAGAACTATGAAGCATGGGTTTGTGATTACAAGATATTTTGGGGTGACCCAAATGCTATGAATGTTTGGTCAGATTTAGATGCTTATCTAAAGAAAAGATTTAAAACTGAATCTGAAAGATTGATACCTATATCGTGTTGCACTATTGACTCAGGTGGACATCATACCAATATGGTTTATCAATTTACTAAACCACGACAAGCTAGAAGAATATTTGCAATTAAAGGTTTATCTACTGCTGGCAAACCAATAGCTAATAGACCTACATTTGTAGGAAAGAATAAAGCTGTTCTCTATGGTGTTGGTTCTGATAGTGCTAAAGAAGCTATCTTTGCTAGATTATCTACTGAAGCTAAAAATACTACTTTGCATTTTTGCTCAGACTTAGATGAAGAATACTTTAAGCAACTTACAGCAGAGAAAAGAATCACTAAGTTTGTTAGAGGAAGGAAAACTCTAGTTTGGAAACAAGTAAGACCAAGAAATGAAGCATTAGATACATTAGTATATAACTTTGCTGCTATCTACATCCTGAATCCTAACTATGATTCTATTGAGAACAAAATACTTACCCAAGAGTCAAAACCAAGAGAAAAAACACAAAATAGACCCCAAAAAGGCATAAATAGGGGTAATTTCGCTACTTCTTGGAAATAATTGCTGTTTTTTGCAAAAAAAAGGCACTTTTTTTACTAAAACTATATACATTTATATAAAAGTATATAAAATAGATGGTATACATTTTAATAAGGAGTTAAAAATGGAAAAAGTAGAAATCACAAAAAATACAGGACTTAGAAACAACAAAAGAGTAGCTTATGTTTGTGGTGATTATGTATGCATCACTAGATTTGAGACTGTAAGAAACCAACCTCTTACAGGTAAGAATGTTCACATAGTTGTCTCAAAAGAGTCAGATTGGGAAAGTGCTAATCCATATTCTTTATTAGTAGAATTTGTTGATAATGATTTACCTAGAATTAAAACTCTTAAACAATTTGAAGAATTTGCAAGTGCATAATCCCACCAAAATCACAAAAGGCTCTTAATTGAGCCTTTTTTATTTTTTCCCTTTTTAATATTGACAAGAGCCTAATGCACATTAGTGTTAGATGTAGATATATCTAAAACATTTATGAGGTTTTTGCTTGAGCAACAAATTTGATTCAACAAATTATCCACCCCAAGTTCCTACTGAGCTTCAGTTGGGAGACTTTTGGGCATGGAAAAGAGAAGATTTATCAGATGATTATCCAGTAGCATCTTATTCATTATCCTATGAATTCAATTTGGTTGATGGTGCTACAGCTTCTAATTTCACATTAACTGCAACTGAATCAAACGATACCTATATCATTGAAGCAAACAACACTGCTTCATACACAAAAGGTAATTACAACTGGGTTTCTTACATGACTAGAAGCTCTGATTCTGCAAGAGTCAAATTAGAAGAAGGTTTTGTAGAAGTTCAGGATAATTATGCAACTACAACTGCTTCAGTTAGAAGTCATGCAAAAATTGTTTTAGATAGTATTGAAGCAGTTATTGAGAACAGGGCAAATATTGACCAATCATCTATGTCTATAGCTGGTAGGTCATTATCAAGAATGTCTATAGATGAACTATTAACTTTTAGAGATAGATACAAAGCTGAATATCTTAAAGAAGTTAAAATACAAAGAATTAAAAATAAACGAGGGTCAGGAAATACTATTAAAGTAAACTTTGGTAGAACCACTGGCTCTAATCCTAAGAGCTACACATAATGGCATGGTATAACAGAATATTAGGCGTTAATGAGCCTAAGAAAAAGAAAAGACAAGCATATAGAAGAAGCTATACAGGAGCTAATACTGGCAGGCTGTTTGCAGATTTTGTTACCACCTCTACAAGTGCTGATGCTGAAATAAAAGATAACATAAGAATATTAAGAGATAGAGCTAGAGAACTTGCAAGAAACGATAGCTATATAGCACGATACCTTAACCTGATGGTATCTAATGTTATCGGTAAGCATGGCATAAGAGTGAGCTCCAAGGCTAGGAACGATAATGGTTCTTTAGACATTGGAGCTAACCTGCTAATTGAAAGAGCTTGGAAAGAATGGGGTCAAGTTGGCAACTGCACAACTAATGGAAGATTATCATTCTTAGACTGCCAAAAAATATTTGTTGAATCTCTATGTAGAGATGGTGAAGTATTAATCAGAAAAATTAAAAATACTAATTCACCTTTTGGTTTTGAATTACAGTTTTTAGAAGCAGACCATTTAGATGAAAATAAGAATGATGTTTATAAAGCTACAGGCAATAGAATTAAAATGGGTGTTGAAGTAGATAAGTATGACAAACCAGTTGCTTATCATTTATATAAAGACCATCCATACGATAGAGTTTATTTAAGTCAAGCACAACATATTAGAGTTCCTGCTGATGAGATTATCCATGCTTACCTACCTACTAGAGCAGAACAAACTAGAGGTGTTTCTTTGGTTGCTACAGCAATGGCTAATGTGAAAATGTTAAATGGTTATTTAGAAGCAGAGATAGTTGCAGCTAGAGTTGGTGCATCTAAAATGGGTTTCTTTACCTCACCTGATGGTGATGGATATGTTGGTGATGGTGAATATGAAGATACCTTTAATC